ATTTTATTAGAAATGAGGGAATAATATACGATAAACTTGGAAACAATTTAATTCCAGAGTTCACAAAAATATCTAAAATGAAAGAACACACATTTGTTGGATGTGTTGAACATATAGACGATTGGCTAGAAAAAGTGCAAGATCATTTGAAAATATTAATACCAAAGTGCAAACAAACAGAATACACAGAATCTAAAGAAAATTACAGAAGAAGCGATCTAGAAAAACTTTTGAAAGATGACATAGAATTATTTGAAAAACATTTACCATGAGCTGGGACAAGGGCAATCAAAAAGAAATTAAAAAGGAAAATATTAATAAACAAATATTGGAACTTGAAGGAGATCTTGAAGATAACAAGGCCAAATATTGGTTGTATCAATTTTTAAAAGAAAATATAACATTTACCACAGAACTACTCACTGGTATAGAATTATTTCCCTTTCAACACATGGCAGTTAAGGCTATGATGGAGAATGATTACTTTTTAGGTGTATGGTCCCGTGGTATGTCAAAATCCTTTTCTACGGGCATTTTTGCGCTATTAGACGCTATGCTGAACCAAGGGGTGCATATAGGAATTATATCAAAATCATTTCGTCAGTCTAAAATGATATTTCGCAAGATAGAGGATATAGCACAAGACAATAAGGCAGAACTATTTCAACAATGTATCGGCAAGGTAACGAAGTCAAATGATGAATGGTCTATGGTAATCGGTAAAAGTAGAATTACAGCGTTGCCTTTGGGCGATGGTGAAAAACTGCGTGGTTTTCGTTTCCAAAGAATTATTGTTGACGAGTTGTTGCTGATGCCGGAAAAAATTTATAATGAGGTTATTATGCCATTCTTGGCTGTTGTTGAAAATCCCACAGAGCGTCAAAAAATTAAAGATGCAGAGGATGAGATGATAAAAGCTGGCAAAATGACAGAAGAAGAAAGAAAAGAATGGCCAAGTAATAAAATGATAGGCCTTTCATCTGCGTCTTATAAGTTTGAGTATTTGTATAAATTATATCAAGCGTATGAAAACATGATCTTTAATCCAGGCGCCAAAAATCAAGGTCGAAGATGTATTATGCAGTTTTCTTACGATGCAGCGCCTAAAGCGCTATATGATGAAAATTTAATTACTCAAGCTAAAGGGTCTATGAGTCAATCACAGATTGATCGAGAGTTTAATGCGATATTTACTGATGATAGCGCTGGCTACTTCAAAATTAGCAAGATGTCAGATTGTACGATAGTTGACGGGGAATCGCCTTGTGTAGAGGTAGCTGGTGAACCAGGAGCCGAATATATATTAGCGTTTGACCCCTCTTGGTCAGAATCCGAAACATCTGATGATTTTGCCATACAGGTTATCAAACTACTACCAGAACAGAAAAAAGGGGTAGTAGTTCACAGTTATGCGTTACCTGGAACCAATCTTAAAAAACACATCACATATTTTAAATATATATTAGATTACTTTAATGTTGTTATGATTGTGGGAGACTATAATGGAGGTGTTCAATTCTTAAATTCTTGCAATGAAAGTGACATTTTTAAAAAAGACAAACTTGAAATAAACTGTTTTGAAGCGGATTTCATTAATCCTCAAAATTATTCTGCAGATTTAAAACAAGCAAGAAATCAATACAATATTAGCAGTAAAACGATATGTAACCTACGGAAACCCACTTCTCAATGGATTAGAACTGCAAATGAAATGTTGCAAACATCATTTGATAGAAAAAAATTATATTTTGCAGCTTCTGCCATGGACGATAATTATTCAACGCAAAAATCTAAAAAAATTCCAATAAAGGATTTAAAGTTCTCAAAATACGAAGATGAAAAGAATATAGGGGCAAAAATGATTGAATTTATTGAGCACCAGAAAGACATGTTGGATTTAACAAAGTCAGAATGCGCCCTTGTACAAGTCACTACATCTGCTGGTGGAACACAGAATTTTGATTTACCGCCAAACTTAAAGAGGCAAAAAGGCGCAGATAGACCAAGAAAGGATTCTTATTCTGCTTTAGTGTTAGGAAACTGGGGAATGGACATATATTATGACATGATGGACGTACCACAAGAACAAAATCATGGATTTACTCCAATCTTTCTTAATTAAAGTTTAGAAAGTTACTTTAACTTTGTGTAAAGAACTTTATAATAAATAAGCCTATGCCTAGAAAATATGTAAAAAAATCAGATTATTGGAATAAAATTTCTAAAAAATCAATCGCAAGCGATCAATCGTTTGCAAGTTTTCACGAGGGTGCGACCTCAGAACCAATGACTGCTGGCGAATCTTATCACGTATCAGAAGCGTCTTATCAAAGAGGAGGATCGACCGCCGGAAATTCAATTGGCACTTCTTCGGTTAGAGTTAATAGAGCAGCTTTGTCAAAACCTATTAACAATTATAGTCAAATAAGAGGTGGTCTTTTACCGTACGAACTTTCAACAGATGGCATTAATGTAAAAGATGCAATTGAGTTATGTCAAAAAGCTTATGCAAATGTACCTATATTTAGAAATACTGTAGATATGATGTCTGAATTTGCAAACACAGAAGTTTATTTAGATGGCGGCAACGCAAATTCTAGAGAGTTTTTTGAAAAACTTTTTGACAGAATGAAACTGTGGGATTTAAAAGATCAGTATTTTAGAGAATATTACAGAAGTGGTAACATATTTTTATATAGAATTGATGGCAAGTTTACTTTAGAAAATTATAAAAAGTTTGCAAAGAACATAGCGGAAAAACCTGCTGAAAATAAATTTCCTTTAAAGTATATTGTATTAAACCCATTTGAGATTGTAGCAAAACGTAGTACTGTTTTTAGCACCGAAGATGGAGCTTATGCAAAAATATTATCAGAATTCGATATGGAGCGATTAGCTAATCCTAAAAATGATTATGATAAAGCTATATTTGATGCATTAGATCCAGAGGTTAAAAAACAAGTCAAAGAGGGAGCTTACTTTAAAGATGGTCTAAAAATTAACTTAAAAAATGATAGAATAGCTTATAGTTTTTACAAGAAGCAAGATTACGAACCTTTCGCAATACCTTTTGGTTATCCTGTTTTAGCAGACATAAACGCTAAATTAGAGATGAAAAAAATGGATCAAGCCATTATGAGAACAGTCGAAAATGTCATCTTGATGATTACAATGGGAACTGATCCAGATAAGGGAGGTATAAATCACAACAATGTAAGAGCTATGCAATCTCTTTTTACAAACGAATCTGTAGGAAGAGTTTTGGTTGCAGATTATACTACCAAAGCAGACTTTATTATACCAGATATCAATAAAGTTATTGGACCACAAAAGTATGAGGTTCTTAATAAAGACATTAAAGAAGGTTTGCAAAACATTATCTTAAATGATGACAAATATAACGGAGCACAAATAAAAGCTAGAGTATTCTTAGATAGGCTTAAAGAAGCTAGAGAAGCTTTCATAAATGATTTCTTACAACCAGAAATAAGAAGAATAGCTAAGGATTTAGGTTTTAGGTCTTATCCAAAAGCTAAGTTTAAAGATATGGATCTTAGAGACGAGGTGCAATTAATGCGTGTAGCGACAAGATTAATGGAGCTGGGCATTCTAACGGCAGAGCAAGGTATGGATATCATTCAAACCGGCAGATTCCCTCTATCTAAAGAGTTAGATGAAGCTCAAAATAAATTTGTAGAACAGCGTAAGAAAGGCCATTATAACCCGATTGTAGGTGGTATACCTATGATAGAAGACGAGAATGGAGAACCACAAGAAGAACAAAAAGTTCCCGGTGTACCAGGTAGACCATTAGGGGCAACTACAGCTAATCTTTCCAGAGAAAATATACAAGCTACAATCTATGAAGTTGAAGCTTTACACTCTCTAGCGAAGGAGGAATTATTAAAGAAAACCAATAAGAAAAAGCTAAACAAAAAGCAAGAAGAGATGGTTGCAAAATTATGCGAGTCAGTCGTATGTGGAAGCGAAAAAGAAAATTGGACAAATGTTATGATTTCTTGTGTAAATGATTTTAATCACATAGAGAAACTGAGTGTCTTAAATGAAGTTTTTGATGTCTCGGATTCTCACAAATTAGAAATTTATCCATCAGCAATTTTATATCATTCAAAAAATCATGAAAGAAATTAAAAATCCAATCATCGCCAAAATTGACAAATCAAATGGCGACTATGAAGTAGTGATCGCTAAAAAGTACAGCGATACACAAGAGCCAGTGTACAAAAAATTTATGGGCATGTGTGCTCAAATGGACGCGTACGCTGTTGACACTAAAGACATGAACGACGACGAAACCGTCAAAGCTTGCGGTAGTTTATTCGACCAATCAATGGGAGCAGCCATCGAAAAAGTAGAAGCTAACTTATTCAAAATGAGTGAGTCTGGACTATTTGATCAAATGAATGCAGATGATCCAAGTGCAAAAGCTGACGATCCAAGTGCTAAAGCAGACGACCCTAGTGCAAAAGCAGGTTTGTTTGAACAAATGGACGCTAAAACTAAAGCAAGTCTATTCAATCAAATGAGCGCAGGCTTAAGCAAAAAGCAAAAGCAAAATTTACCACCAGAACTACAAAGAGCTATTTTAAAGAAAGCTAAAGCTGAAAAAAAAGTTTCCGCAAGTCTATTTAATCAAATGGATGCCATTTTGAAGGAAAAAGCTAGTTTGTTCAATCAAATGGATTCTTAGAAATTGGCTAAATATAAATATAGTACAAACTTTGACTTTGAGATTAAAGCCTGTGATAACATAGGCGGTATCTCTTTGTCTAAGGCTAACATTCAAAATCTGAGACCTTTAATACCTACTGAAGTCGATTTAGATAAAAATATCGATTTAATGGGTGTAGCTTTCAATGCCGCAGTTGTCAATGAGTTCAACAATAATGGTGATGGAATAAGCACAAAGACAGCAATAGAATCTGTTCAGCAGTTTATTCATAAACCAACTAACATTGAGCACAACAAAAAGAAAATTGTAGGGCATATAGTAAATGCTGGTTTTAGTAGTTATGATGACAGTACTATATTAACTAATGTTGATCCAGACGAAAAAGAACCCTTTAACATAGCTTTGGGAGCAGTTGTTTATAAAACAATTGATAGAGATTTCTTCGATACACTAGAAAGAAGCACAGATCCGAAAAGCAAAATCCATAACACAGTTTCTGCAAGTTGGGAGATTGGATTTAGTGATTACTGCATAGCTGTTGGAAGTAAAAACTTAAAAGAAGCTGAGATTATAACAGATCCCGAAAAAATCGAAAGTATGAAAGGGATGCTGAAAGGATTCGGCGGTAAAGGGAAAACCAAAGATGGAACTCCTATATATCGTTTGATCGTCGGTGAGATATACCCTCTAGGCATAGGCTTTACAATGAAGCCTGCTGCTAACGTTAAGGGTGTCATTAGTGGCGACGAAGAACCCCAAATGGAAGTTAAGGAAGAATCAGATGCATCAACACTAGAAAAAGTAGTTAGCAAAATTTCACAAAATTTAAAAAATACTGTAAACAATAACAATATTATGGACCTAGAAAACCTATTAACAGAACTCAAGAGCGATCTTCAAGAGAAGAAATTTTCTCAAGAAGCAATTGCAGGCATGACATCAACATTTGCTGATGCCATTAAAACCAAAGATGAAGAGTACAAAGCTTCTCTTGAGGCTGCAGAAAATGAGAAGACGGAAATCGCACAAGCGAATGAAGAGCTCAAGGCTTCTGTAGAATCAATCAAAGAGGAGTTAGCTAGTGCTCAAGAGCGCATCGGAGAGTTTGAAAAAGTACAAGCAGCTGAATTAGCTGTTGCGTCTTTCAACTCCCGCATGGAAGAAATTGATTCTATTTACGATTTGGATGAAAGCGACGCTTCATTTATCGCACAAAAAATTCAAGGACTTGATCAAACAGAAGAAGCTTTTGCTTCTCTAAAATCAGAACTTGAAGTATTTTGGGCAGTTAAAAATAAAGAAAACAAAGCTAAATTCGAAGCGGAAGTTAGAGCTAAAGTTGAAGAAGAAGTTGCTAAACGTTTAGCAACAGCTTCAGAGATTGAAGAAACAACTGACGTCGAAGCAGCTTTACAAGAGGCAGAACAAACCACTTCGGAAATTCCAAATAACAACGAGGCGCAAGCTTCAGAAAGCAAATCTCTTCGTGATCGATTTGCAGCAGCTTTTAGCCGCGAAAACATTTTATCATAACAATTTAACTATTAAAAATCATGGGATTAAGATTATTACCATTCAGACAATATAGTGAGCATGATGTTATTAACATCTTCTCACTTAATACAGGTCTTGCACTCACCAGCTCAGCTGATGATGGCAACGGCTCTAACGGGGTATTTGTCAAAATCGAGACAGGTGACTTTAACAAGGATACTATCGTTTATAACGAAAGTAGCTACCTTGGTAAAACAGATTACCCGCACGTTTTTGGAGACATGTATCCTCAAAACCCATTAACTCTTACTACAGCAGGATCTGGTGATCTACCTTTAGGTATCACTTTGAATCAAACTGCTAAGGAAGACGAAAATGGTGAGAAACTAATTTATAACGCGACAAAGAAAGAAGAGTTACAAGCTGTACTTCCTGGTCAAAGTGTTCCTGTTGCAACAAAGGGTATTTTCACTCTTTCTGCTAACGCTTTTGACTTAAACGGAGCAACACTTTTAACAACTGCTTATTCTGTTGGAGACAGAATCACAATGTCAACTGGAAACGCTGGTAAAATTACTGGTGTAGCTGCAGCTTCATCTGCTTCATATACAGGCACATTTGGTTCTATTATCGGTACAGGTATACGTACATCTAACGCAGGAATTACAGATCAATTCGATGGTAACTTCTTGGTTATTAAACTTGACGCATAATAAGGAGAAAATAATAATATGAAAATTACTTTAAAAAACACTCCAGAACAAATTGAGCTTATTAAAGCTATGGCTTCTCGCAACCGCAATGTTGCATTCGAAGCTCAAACAGCTTTAGCTGAGTTCATCGGACCAGTTCTTGCTGAGGTTATTAACCAAGCACCTGCTTTGTCTAACCTTTTCACTACACTTCAGTACAATGCTGACGACAACCCTTCGATTCCTTTGGATCTATACTTCGACATCTCTGATGAAGATTATGTACAGGTCTTTTCACAAAGTCGTGCGGGTGGTTTGCCAACATCAGAAGTTCTTCCTACAGCTTCCGAGTTAAAGGTTGCTACATATTCACTTGATACAGCAGTTAGCTTCGACAGACGCTATGCAGCTAAATCACGTATGGATGTTGTTGCAAAAACAATGACTCGCGCTGCTCAAGAAATTTTGATTAAGCAAAACACAATTTCAGCAAACATCCTATTAAAAGCTGTTGCTGGTGCAACCACAAATGGCCAAAGCCACGTGATTACATCATCAGCTGCTGGACGCTTTGTACTTAACGATTTCAATAAACTCTTAACTTTATCTAAAAGAATCCTAACATCATTCGTTGGTGGTACACCGGATCAAACAAGAGGTAAGGGTCTTACAGATCTTATTGTATCCCCAGAAGTTGTTCAAGAGTTACGTGCTATTGCATATAACCCAATCAACACATCTCCATCACCTCAAACTAGTGCTATTATAGATTCAGTTGCAACTCCAAATGACATTGCTATGCAAGCATACAATGCAGCTGGTGCTCCAGAATTCTATGGTGTTAACATTATCGAGTTGAACGAATTTGGTAAAGGCCAAAAGTTCAATAAGATTTTTGCCGCACAAGGTGTTTCAAACTTCGCTGATAACGATGACGAGTTTGTACTCGGTATTGACCGCACACGTGAGTCATTACTACGCCCTGTAGCAACTGATGCTGAGAACGGTGCAGAGTTTAATCTTGTTGCTGACGATCAATATAGCATTCGCCAGAACAAAATTGGATACTTTGGATCTCTTGAAGAAGGACGTGTCGTTGTGGACAATCGCGCACTTACTGCGATGCACATCGAAGACGGAGCTCCTCAAGTTTAATCTGAGAATCACTCTTTACATCAAAGCCACTCTTCGGAGTGGCTTTTTTGTTTGAAAAATGTGTAAATAGATTTATAATACAACTAATATGAAGAAAAAACGCGCAAAAAAAACTTTACCAGATGCACAGCCAGCTTTAACAAAAGAGCAAAAGGCTAGTATCGCCAAAAAGATAGAAGAACAAAAAGAAGAAAAAAAAACTCTACACGAACTCAAAGAAGAGTTTATCGAGCACGAAGCAAACGGAAAGGATGTTTCGGAAAGTGCAAGTACTCGACCAGATCTAGCTGATTTAGAATACGCGGATGGAAAAGTTAGAGACGAAATTGATCTAATAGAAGAGCAAGAAAAAATTTACGGAACAGACCTTTTAAGCCCTTATAAGACTGCTGACAAAAGAGTTTTTAAAAGAAGGTTGGAATCTATGAACAGGCCAGAAATGTATAGATTAGCAGAAAGAGTTGCCGCTAGAATTTATACTGGAGAAGAGGACATGAGAAATGAATTAATGTCATCATTTTTATCCTGGTCTCAAACAAGTGCAGGTTCATCTCAAACAATCGCTTCAAAAAAAGAAGAAAAAGGTGTTAAGGCAGAAGCATTTGAGGATCCTACAAGTGTAAATGATTTAGAGGAAAAGCTTAAATCTAAAACATTGTCAGACCTTCAAGCTACTGCAGCTCGCTTAGGATTTAATCCTGGCTTTGATAGAGATAGGCTTATTACTTTAATTAAGCAAGAATATCAGAGACAGAATTAATAATGGCAGTAACAGGAAGCATAAGTGCTTTAGCACAAAACATTTTCGTAAATGAACTCGACTCTACTGGAGTTACAGAAGCTTCTGTATCTGGATGGTTAAGTGGTAATTTAGGTTTATTAAATACTTATCTATATACAAGTTTATCTGGAGTAGGTGATATTGTAACAGGATTAGGCCTAGAAGAGCAGGATATATACAAAGAGATGTACCTATACCATTACTACACAAAGCAAGCTAGAAACACTCTCAGAGGCATTGCTAACGATACAAATGGAAACATTATAAGTGTTAGAGATGGTGACAACAGTATTACATTTGTAAATAAAAATGAGGTATCAAAAGTTTATAAAGGCTTTGCTCAAGATTCGTACGATAAAATGCTTAGAATGGTGCAGAGCTATAACAGTTATAGTGCTTCCCCTAGACAAGTTGGTGGTATAGAAACAACGCTCCATCAACCATCTGGAGAATATTAAAAAAAATTTATCATAAGACACAAAAAAACCCCTCCAAATCGAAGGGGTTTTCTTTTAAATATGTTTGATTGATTATCCGAACAAGTCTGTATTGTGACTAGCTCTAGCTGCACCAGAGAAAAACACGTTATTCTTGTTATCGTTTGGTCCACCAACTGAAACTGAGAATGATAAATCCACTGTTTTGTTAGGTCCAATACTTGAACTGACAGACTCTGAATCTAATTTAAGATTTCTAAGCTCGTATCTAACAGCGCCAACACCAGCTGAATCTTTGAATTTAAATGATAGTTTATCAATAAATCCATCACTTCCAACAATAGATGTTAATGCTTGTTGTTGAGCTTGATTAACAACAGCGCTAATAGATAGTGAAGGTGTAATTGGGAAATCAGCAGGACGAGCGAAAGCGAATGTACTTCCTAGTCTTTCAAGAGGTGTTCTAGATAAAGGAACACTTAAGGAAATACTTTGAACGTGACCACCACTTACTGAGTTAGCTGGGTCAATATTAAAGAATGATTTTCCTTGAGCGATAGCCAATTCCATGTCTCCTGGTTTAAGAGCATTGATAATGCTTGTACCAGTTGATTGAGAAGGAGCTGGTAAGCGAACTGCACCTGTATATTCTGCACCAGTACCTTCGGCGAGGTAATCTGTAAGTGATAACTGAGTGCCATCTGTAACAAAGTTAGGGTGTTTTGTTCCGTCTACAGGATTAACTCCAACTCCAGAAACACCAACGAATCCAGTAACTTCTGGAGCAGTTTCTGATCCACCTGTAATTCCCATAACGCCAGTTGTTGAATTTGCATTCAAACCTTCTAGTGTTACAGAAACTGTTGGGAAATCTCCAACTGAAGCATCTAAGGTGTAGTCTGATACGTACATGTTACCTAATCCAATTGTAGAATAGTCTTCTGTAGCTGCACTTCTAGCAACGTTAGCATCCTCACCTTCTGGTGTAGTGAGAACGTATAAATTAATACCACTGGTAGCTTGTTCTGTATCAGCAGCAATTTGATTTTTCACAAATCCTGTTGGTGCAGAATCTGGGTTACCACAGTCTGAAAAGCCTAAAACTATTTCGTTAAAACCATCACCAAGTAGATATGATAAATCAGCGGTAATCGTTGGAGACTCTAAAATAGTTGAGTCAATTCTAGCCAAAGATCCAAACTGGAAAACATCGGTACGGTTTACGGAAAATGAGTAATTAGCTGATTGTACTCTGCGAATTTGAACGTGCTGGTCTAGGCCAGTAGCACGAACATTGTTACTCGCATAGAGAGCATCTGATTGATAAATGATTCTATTAGCCATAATATTTTACTAATCTTTACAGTTAAAATTTATAAATGTGAAATTAAGCGCGAGGAAATCTTGTCGCAATTACGTCAAAGTCTATGAATCCAACTTTCACGTTTCCAGGTAGGGCTTGTTGCCCTTTATCAGAGAATTTAGAGACGGTTACATCTTGAATTGTGTATGGTGAAAGACTAGAAAATTCAGTTGATAAATTATCAAAATTATATGATCCACCTTTTACATCTCCATATTCTGTTGACGGATGACCTGTAAATGGTATTTTTTGAAAACTTTTATGTCTAGTGTCTGCAAAAATAGAAAGTATGCCATCAAGTTGATAAGAGTTCTCCGCAAATACAACAGCTTTTACTTGATTTGTTGTTATGTCTTCTCCGCCAAATGCAAAACCTTGATTAGACATTTCTTCAGCGCTAATAAAAACAGCAGGCACAACCCTGTCGTATGGTTTAATTCCACTTTGAGATTCACCATATCTACTGTTTATTTTAAAATTACTTTCTAATATTAAATCCTCTTCTGTTTCTTCAGTAAGATAAACATTAAAATCTTTAACAGCAAAAGTGCCACTAAAAGCTTGCCCCGTATTAACTGTGCCTTCGCCAGTGTGTATAATTCGACCATTTTCAAAATCAAAAATAAAGCCGTCACTTCTTCCAGAATTTGAATCTCCAGATATGGTTGTTGGTATAATTGGATTTGTATCACCTGCCACAGAAGAATCATTTATCCATTGTTTATATGGACTAGCAAAAACTGTATAAGAGTCTGGCAATCTTGAGTCATCAAAATAATATAGTTTTCCTGTTTTATTTGAATAAGCTTCTCCTTTGTCCAATAAATGGTGATCAAAGAAAAGCATAAAACTTGTCATTAAATCGTGCTGATACTGTGGTTTCATAATTCTATATCCTCAAACTCTTTTTTCCATCTCTTTATAAAATCGGAAATATACTTAGTGTTTTTAAACTTTACACTTCTAACTCGTCTTTTGGACTGAATTCCCAAACCAGATCTAGATCCTTTTCTTTTATTTAAATAAAAGTTTAGACCCGATAATCCAGTTTCTATAGATTTCGCCCAACTTCTACCAATATTATAGGGTAGCGGAGTAACTTTCCAAATATCTGCTGGTTCTGGAAGTTCAGCTGTGAAATTAATATTTTTGATTGTGATATTAGTAAATCTTAAATTTGTTGTTTGTAAAACTTCTACTATGGGAGTAATGGGATCTTCGCCCTCTGGAAATCCTATGAATGAATATAAATTAGTTATGCCGTTTAAGGTGTTTGAAATATTTTTAGCATTAGTTCCACCTTTAATTTCTATTGTGACAGGATGATTTAAAAAGTTAGCTATCATCTCTGTTTTTTTCTTTTCAAAAGCCCTACGAACAATTTTTTTAGTTTGAGATAAAGCTAATTTAGGTAATTGTTTATTGAAATCTGATCCAACTATAGATTTGCCGTTAATTGCCATTACTCTTCAAGGGGTCTTAGGTAGAAATGATAATATTGTGGGCCGAAAATGCCTGTAGGATTTCCTCTACTAGATATTGTGTACTTTCTGCCTTCAAACTCACATCTTTTAGCTTCTTTTAATAATTCAAATCCACTTGAGTCAACTGTTATTCTTACAGAACCATCTACAAACTCAATCCCTAATTGTGATTGAACATCTGGATCAGCAAAGTTTATTTCTTCTGCTTTTATGTATTTAATTCTAGCTTTTATTGTATGACTAACCGAAGTTCTAGTAGTAGAAGCTGTTCCGCCTGTGCGTCCGTATATACCGTTATACTCATCACTAGCCGCTATTAAAACTTTAACTCCATCTTCAAATACTGTAATATTTCTGGCAAAAGTTTCGTGAATATCGTCTATTATATTTTGTATAGTAGTTTTTTGTGCGTCTGATATTAAAGATGTGCCCATATCACTTTTTACACTTTTTTGTGTAAATGTAGTGGGAATAAGGTATGAATGCTCAAGATTTTTTAAATGATCGTGCGGGACATCACATAAGGTTTTTGTTTAAATCTTATTTGTCTATATTAGAAGATATGCACAAAATTCATACCATTGAATACAAAAAACTGTACGAGTCACTACCCGAAGAGCATCACAATGTGATTAAACAAAGTGATTACTTTGATGAAGATTATTATTCTAATTACAGAAAAAAAGTACTAGATATTGGAAATTCTGTTCTACGAGATTATAATAGTGAACTAGAAACACTAACTGTACAATTTAAATTTAAACAATAGCATGGAAAAAGATAATATATTTACTTTTAAGGTAGAGAAATCTGAAAAAAAACAGGTCGAGACCAAAAGAAAAAACAAGAAAACTGGAGAAGAAGAAACTGTAATACAGAACAAAACTGTAAAAACACCAGTCAGTTTTTTTGTAAAAAGACCAAAACGTAGACTTGTAGACGAAGCTGAAGTTCAATATGCCGTTGAATTAAGTAAGGCAATCAAACAAGGTATTGTAACAAAAGCCATGTTAGTTAAAAAGTATAGTGATACGGGTGGACCTTTAACCGAAGATGAGTCAAAAAATATTTTAAAAGCCATAAAAGAAATTTCTGATTTAGAAAACGAAAGACAAATGTTGGTCGCCACTAAAGGTAAGGAATCTAGAATCAAAGAAATAGAAGATGAAATACTTACTATTAGAAAAGATATGATAGAATTTGAAAATGCTGTTCAAGGTATTTATCAACACACAGCAGATGCTAGAGCCGAAAGATCTTTGTTGATGTGGTACACAATTAATTTATCATTCTATGAAGCCGAAAATGGTGAGTTAACTCCGTTTTTTGAAGGCATTACTTACGAAGATCAATTAGAAAGTCTCTATAGTATAGATGAAGAAGATGAGGGTCATAGAAAAGAAGCTTTAGATACCATTATGAAAGCGGTATCTTATTGGTTCTATACTCAAAAAGCGGATCAAGAGGAAATCGCCAAGTTTATAAAAAATGCATGATGATGAATTTAGTGCCGATATCATATCTGAAATATTTGATGGAGTATCTATTTACACCACAAGTTTCGGCAAAATTTATTTAAAACATTTCAATCAATTAGAAACAAGAAAACTATTTGGTCAAAGAAGACACTTGATCGAACAGGCTATTAAAAAAGGTATTAATAAAGAAGAAACTGTCGTTAGAGATCTGATTAACGATGGTATGTGGTCTGACAAAGAAGAAGATTGGATACAAGATAAAAAAAAATTTATAGATAGTATGGAGGCTTCTTCATCTAAGATTTTAATACCTTCCAAAAGAGCCGTTCATAAAAAATTAGTAGAAAAAGAACAAGAAAAATTAGACCAAGCACTACATCAAAGAAAACATTTAGTTGGTTTAACTGCTGAAAAATATGCAGACAATAAAATAAATAGAGATTTCTTTTACGAAATAACTTTTTCTGATTCAGATCTTAAAACACCAGTTTTAAGAGATTTAGACTACTCAGAAAAAGAAAAAGAAACTGAAATCATGAACATTCAAACATCTTTTTTTAAAAAGTTTTCCGATGACAATATTTCAAAAGCTGTTCTTTCTAGTTATTATGCTCCGTATTTACCCTTTTCCGAAAATCCAGCCGACATTTTTGGGAAACCATTAAAAGATATGACTACTTTTGAGATTAAAGTTATTAGTTTTTCTAGAACTTTCTTAAATATATTTAAAAATTGTCAAAAAGAAATACCCGAAAAGGTGGCAAAAGATCCAGAAGCACTACTTGAATTCTGGGAATCTAGTAAAAACCAAGGTCCTAGAAAGACAAAAGCGTCTGAAGGAGATGGTGGAACTACATATTTTGGAGCTAATAAAGAAGATATTAATCAATTAGCTGAAGATGAAACCGCTGTTAATCTAAATGAACAGATAAAGAAAAAGGGTGGCAACCTAAATATGAAGCAATTGATGGAAATACATGGTGTTTAGGTGTAATTATCCTTATAGGATATGGCCAACGCAAGAATAGGAGTAGATTTAGACCCAGTAAATACCAAAAAGGTGGATCAAGCTTTCGCTCGTTTACAAGCAAAAGCAAAAGGCATCGATTTTGGAGCAGGTCAAAGATCTCTAGAAAAGTTATCTAGACCTTTAGGAAAGATAACTGGCCAAGCAAACGAATTCCAAAAATCTTTAGAAGCTTCTAATGCTCGTGTGTTAGCTTTCGGTGCTTCTGTTGCTGTCATTAATAAATTATCTGAAGCTTTTCAAGCTTTGGTTACAAACACAATTAAAGTAGAACAAACTTTTGCAAAAATTAATGTTATACTAGGTGGCACAAGACAGGAGATAGAAAAGTTTGGTAGAGGAATATTTGAGGTTGCCAAAACTACAGGTACATCTTTTGACCAAGTTGCTGAAGGAGCTTTAGAATTATCTCGTCAAGGTTTGGGTGTAGCCGAATCACTTTCAAGAGTTGAAACATCTTTAAAACTTGTTCGTGTTGCTGGTATTGATTCCCAACAAGCCGTAGCTGGTTTAACTGCAGCTATCAAAGGTTTCCAAGGAGCAGGTCTTACAGTAGCTGCGATAGGCGACAAGTTAGCAGAAGTTGATACTAAATTTGCTGTTTCTACAGAAGACTTAATTAACGGTTTGGAGCGTGCATCTGCATCTGCTCGTGTAGCTGGGGTTAGTTTTGATGAATTACTAGGAATTGTTACAACTGTTCAAGAAAGAACACAACGTGGTGGTGCCGTTATTGGTAATGCGTTTAAAACTATTTTCGCTAGATTACAAAGAACAGATACCTTAAACGCTTTAAAGAATTTAGGTATAGATGTTTTAGATACTTCTGGTAACGTTAGAGAGGCAGTCCCTTTATTTATGGATCTGGCGGCTGAGTTAGATAAACTTGGTTTAAAAAGTATAAAAGCTGGACAAATTATTCAAAAAGTTGCTGGCGTAAGACAACGTGATATTTTAATTAGTTTGGTTGAGGATTTAAATTCTAGTCAAAGTCAATTTGCTAAGGCTGTTAATATTTCAGCAGGAGCGGTTGGATCTTTGGATAGAAAAAACTCAGCACTAAACAATACATTAGCCGCTTTAATTAATAATTTACAGGTTAGTGGACAACAACTAGCTTCAACAATTGGTGAAATAGGTTTCACTGAATCCGCTGCTGATTTGGTAAAAATATTTGGTCAGATAGTAAACAATATTAATAGTTTACTAGATGGTGAAGGTGTTGGATCTAGATTTGCTCAAGGCTTGGTTAAAGGAATAGGTTCTATTTTAACTGGACCAGGTTTAGGATTAGTTGGTGCAATATTTATTAAATTATTTAAAGACTTATCTGTTTTTGGAGCTACAGCTCTTAAAGACTTACTGGGTATAAATGCACAAGCACAACAACAAGCAGCTTTACAACAATCTGTTTTACAAACTTTACTTCAAAACGAAAATATTCAAAGAGAAATATTAAAGTTAGAAGGTAATAAAGTTGCTCAAGAACAATTGTTATTAAAAATTTATAATCAACAAGCCGCAGCTTTATCGAGAGTTCAAAAAGCGGCTGCAACTGTTACTCCTGGTTTATTCGGAAAAGGATTTAGGGGTGGAGCAGAAGGTGTTGGTAAAGCTTCCGGCGGTTACATAGCAGGAGAAAAAGGTGATGTAGCTCGTGGTGTTGGTGGCGCAAACCCAGGATCTAAAGTTGTTTCTATTCCCAACTTTGCATTTGGTGGAGGTAAGAAAGGAACTATGGTAGCTAATACAAGTGAATATATTGTTCCAAATTTTGCTGGTGGCGGAGATGCGATCTTTAATCAAAATATGGTTAAGTCAATGGGCTTGCCAGCGGGCGCTAAAAAGATAAGAGCTGCTGGAGGTTTTATACCTAATTTCGCTAGAGAGTCAGCCCCGACAGGCTTCCAACAATTTTTAAGGGGTAAAGGTTTAACAGCGGGCTCTTTTGGACCCGGTGGTTTTGATAAAGCCTACATGAGTGGTAACAGATATAGAAAAGAGTACGATGGACTATCTCCGACAGAAAGAAGAAATATCACCAAAAGAGCTGAACAATCTGGAGTTTTAAAAAGAAGTGGTAAGGGCAGAGCTAAATATGGTTTAATTTATTCAGACATAGTAGGTGGAACAAAAGCACAAAAAGTTCCAACATCAAAAGGTAATTTAATACAAACCATACCTGTTGACACTAATCCTCCAGACGCTTTATATAAACAAATAAGAGATGGTATGGTAAAAGCTGCAGTTCAATTTGCTGCAACTTTGGGAATAAGTCCGGACATAGTTAACGACTCATCATTTAAAAGAGGTGTGGATAGAAGTTTAAATCCAGGTTCTGTAGATTCTGCATTCGGAACTGTGTTTGAATCAGCTTTCCAGGGTGCAATTGGTTTACCGCAAAAATCAAATGCTATTTTTGATTTACCTAACAGGGGTTCTATACAAGCTTTGATGGGCAAAGCAAAAGCAGGAGGTTTGATAGAAAAAATATCTGGCCCTTTATCTACTTTGGACGCTGCTGATTTTAAAAATGCTCTAAATGCTCCCAACATAAATAGCATGGATAGAAAAATTGCAAACAGGGCTGCTGGAGGATTTATACCAAACTTTGCTGATCCATTGTTAAATGCAGTTAATAGAGAAAGAGCTGCTGGTCTTGGGATTAATCAAATTAGAATTAATCAAAGCGGTAAACTAAGAAATGCTAAAAATCCAATGGGATTAGCTGTCACAAACACTAGAGACGAACCTACAGGAGCGATCCCTAATTTTGCTAGAACTGGTAGTAATGAAGAACTTACAAAAACAACAGGAGACCTTATTGGTAAATTATTTGCACTACAGTTAGCTACATCAGCGCTTACATCAGTTGTTGTTGAAGAAGAGGGTAAGATGAAAGAATTTGGAACAGCTCTTTCCAATACAATTAATACTATGTTGGTTTTGAACGCTGTTGGAATTAGAATGAATCCATTTACAAAGGGTATGCCTAAGTTTATGGGTGGTATAACTAAATTTGGTAGAGGCCTCACAACTATGGCGCCATTACTCGGAGGTGTTACTAAATTATTTATGACTTTAAAGAATTTTGCTGGACCAATCGCTATAGGCTTAACTGTTATAGATGGTTTGTTTAGAGTGTTTAATGATGGCAAAGGAATTATAGGAACATTTAGTGGTTTACTAGCTGGAGCAAATCCAGAATTAAAGAAATTTGAAGACAATTTAAAAGGTTTAAATCAAGCAACACTGGAGTCAAGAAGAGATGAGGAACAAAAGAATATTGATAGATTACAAGGCCGTTTAGAATTGGCAAAAGCTAATCAAGCAGAATTCATGGGACAGAGAGGTCCATTTAATTCCGCAGGCGAGCTTACTCAAAATAGAGCAGGAACCACCAGCACTATCAGTGGAAGAACAACAGCAGGAACAGGTGTATACGATACTTCTAATCCTTTTGACGAAGAAGTAAAAGGTTTACAGGATCAAATACAAATAGCCAGAAGAAGAATGGGTATACTTAATGAAAATTTAGGTATAGATGGAAATACATCCTTTATGAGTGCGGGTGATTTCAAAGCAATATCACCAAAAGCGGCTGCAGAAAGATTAGCGAGTGGTATTGCCACCAATAGAGGGGGGATAGTAGCCAATCAATTTAGTGGTAGAAGAGATGCAATTTCAAGGCGTTTGGGTTCTGGGGCTTCGGGCCGTAGTGAGACTTTCCAATTGGAACAAGAACAAGAAAGACTAAAATTAAAAGAACAACAAGCGCTAAAGAATTTAGATATTGAATCAAGTTTAATTAACCAGCTTAATTTAGAAAAAAATCTAGTAGACTTTAATGAAACAAATGTAGAAAAGCTTTTGCAAATGGTTGATGGAAATTTAAACATACAGCAAATTCAAAATGCAATAGCTGAAATGAGATTTAAGACTGGGGTAAACGTTGACGATATTATTACCAAGGTTAAAATCCAAGCAGCTCAACAAAAAGCTGTTAACGAAGCAGATACAGAAAATTTAAAATTAAAACAACAACAAGCTAAATCGATTGAAGATTCTGTAACAGGTTTACAAGGTTACCGTAATGAATTGGAAAAACAAATGAAAGATACGGTAGATAACATGCCTAGGGATTTAGCCAATAATTTAGAAAATGCTTTATTGGATACAATGGACAAAGTGGGAGATGGTACCGTAAAAACTTTAGGTGATGCATTTGGAAATGTTGCTTTAGGATTTTTAAGAGAACTGCAAAGCGCTATAAACAAATTAGCTGTTCAAAAATTAATGGGCAGTATTACTGGACAAGGTAGTTTTTTAGAAAACACTTTCTCTGGTATAACTGAAGCGCTTGGTTTTGCAAGAGGAGGTTTGGTTACTGGTGGTAGTGGAGTTAAAGATGACGTACCAGCAAAACTAATGTCCGGAGAATATGTTGTTAAAAAGTCTGCTGTATCAAAATATGGTATTGATTTCTTACAACAGTTAAACAACGGAATGTTACAAGGTTATCAAAGTGGTGGTTTAGTTCAAGGCGCAGATAACACAAGAACTGGAAGATTTTTTGATGATACAAGAGGCTATATGTTTGGTGGAACTAGATCTAATAGATATTTAGAGGAAGCTAGACAGAGAGATTTCTTTATGCCTGGTGACAGGGGATTTGGATCTATTGTTGGCAAAGAAAATTTATTAGCTTTTTCAGAGCAACAAGTTACAAGCGGAGCCACGGACCAAATCAGCTATGGTGCAAGCGGTGGTTCTTTAAATCTAGAATTACAAAGTTCAAAATTAAGTGCTTTTGCTAGAAGAAGAATGTCTCCAGCAAGACAAGCTTTAATGGATGCACAGGGAGAAGCATACGGTTTGGCCCAGCAGTCCGCTCAAGAAGAGCAGAGAGTTATAGATGTTAGAGATCAAGCAAAGAAAGCTCGAAGAGAGGCGTTAAAACAAGGTATAAAAAGCGCTTTTGTAAATGCTGCTGTAGCTGGTGTTTCTGCTTCTTTACCAACACCCTCACCAGTAGGCACGACGAACATGAATGCACCTGGTTATGGCACCGTGCTTGCACCACCACCTGGTGGATTTGCGCAAAATGCCGGAAATCAAATGGTGCAAGCTGCAGGTTTCTATGGTCAAGGAGCTCCATATGCAAGACCAACTAATCCTTTTGGTTTTGATTATGGTAGGCAAAATGGAGGTGTCGCCCCTGCCGCTCCAGCAAATTCTATGTTAATGGATGGAGAATTTGTTGTAAATGCAAACGCAGCTAGAATGATTGGTAGAGAAAATTTAGACTCAATCAATATGGGCAACTATCAAAATGGTGGAGCGGTTGGATCAGTCGCAGGTTCTTCTAATTCTAAGGCTGATGTTGAAAATTTAACAATAACTATTAATATAGATGAGCAAGGTAATGGACAAGTTTCTTCTGATAGTGGAGCAGGTGGTCAAGAACAAGGCGGTAAAGAGTTTGCAAGAAAAGTTAAAGATGTAGTTCTTAATGTTATACAAGAAGAGAAGCGTGTCGCAGGATCACTATTTACGAGGAATAAATAAATGAGCACACCAAGTGGATTTATATCTGGATTTAATTACGACAGAGGAAGGTTAACTCAACCCCCCATTTTTGGAAGTGGCGGTAAATTTTATGCAGACCCCAGTACCAGTAATGACGCACCATTAGATTTAAAATACAGAGACGGAGCTGTAATGTTAAAAAATCTTTCATCTTCTCTAAATAAAGTATTTTTAGCTACAGGTGGCTGTTTGGTAGATAACAAAAGTGGAACACCTGGTGTATATTTTAGTGGTGGATTTTTAACTTTCGGAGATCATGTTAGATTTGATCCAGAAGTTCTTCCTACTGATAAAGGTTTAGATTCTGTAGTTATAAGCACCGGTGGGTGGGATATTCATGCAGTTGTAACTCCTACAAATTTTACGCCACAAAGTTCCACGGATGATTTTCTGTTTCCGACTTTTATTGGGGGAGAATCATCTCAATCTCCAGCTAGAGACATTCAAGTAGGTCTGCATGGAAATCAAGCAAAAATATATGTTGAAGATGACAACACACACTCAATAGTATATCCGGATGCTAGTGGTGATATAGATTTAGAAGATACGATTTACGTGAGTGCTTTTGCTGGACCAAGTGGAACATCTCCAGAAGGAAACGGACAATTTGGTATAAGGGTAAATAATGGTTCTTATTTAGTTGATACGCATCCTGCTGCTGGAGATCGTCATTTAATTCAAAACTTGGGTGGTGGTAGTTTTTTTGCTAATATACCTAGGTTTACTGGAATATTATCCGAAGCAATACTAATATCTGGACTTTTGACAGATGACGAAAGAGATGAAATAAGAGAAAATATAAAAAGAAATTATGGATTCATGTTTCCGCACGATGAAACAGAGTATGGAAGTGATTACGAATCAACCTTAAAAACAAAACAAAGTATAGATAAAAAGTTTTGTAAAAACAGCTTCTTGTTTTCTGTAAGAAAATTAAATCCAGATTATTTTGGCCCAGCCATAAGAGTTAGAAGGCAATCTGATAGTCAAATGGCTGACGTTTTCTTTGATAATAATAATATAATTTCTAGTGGATCTAAAATAAGACTTTATCCAAACTACGAACAGAGCACGCTAACTGGTTTTATAAGCGGTAATAAAGAAAATCTTTATGTTGATATTTGGTATGATCAAGGAGTTGTCGAAAGGTTTACGCCGGTTTATGGTTCAACAATAAATTTCACAGCAAGCAACGATCAGTGGCGAGGAAGTAATCAACAAGAATTTATTATTCCAAATGGTTTGAATAGCATTGGAGCTAGAATGGAATTAAATTTCACACAAAATATAAGTAGAACCAGAAAACTTTTATCTTACTTAGAAGAAGTTACTACTCCAAGTGAAGGTAGTGGAGTTTCTTTAGATATAACTGGAGAAAACCCATTTTATCAAGCTAATGAAACTGTTAACTTATACAGACCAAAGAGTAAATTTGCTATAGATTTTCATTCTGGAATTTATAATAGATTTGAAGGTTCTCAAGTTATTGATTTTAAAACAGAGGTTGTTGCAAAAGATGTTTATAACGTTGCTGTTCAATTGGTTAACAATAAAGTATCACCGTTTATGCAACTCGGTGAGGGTTTTGTTAAAAAGACATTTAGTCCAGATGATATACCTGGATTAGGTTTTTGGGTAGATGCCGCAGATACAGGAACAATTATAACAGGAGCAAATGCTGACTTTAACAATAATCACAAAGTTCAAGGTGTTATTGATAAGGTTAGTAGATTGACTGGAGATGTATCAACCCAAACAAAAGTTGGATATGGAGGAAGTGGCAGAAATGGATTAGATTTATTAAATGGTAGCGGTATCGCTACTACAGCTATAACTTTTCCATTTTTCAATACAAACCGAGATGAATTTGAAGCTTTTTGTGTAGTTAGGGAAGAATCTACAGCAAATGAAACTGTTGGATTTTTTGGGGATGCAAATTTTCAAAATGGTGGTTTTATGTTTAACGCTGATTCAAGTAATCGTAGAATTAAGTTTATTCTTAACGGAGGAGCTTCTGAGAATTTTGTGACAGGAAGTGAGTTTGAAAATAGATTTGAATTACTTAATGGGTTTATGACTACTGGAAGATCGTTTGGGATTATAGTAAATGGAGAAGAAACACAAACAAGTACACTATCAACTACAGAGCACCCGATGGGAACACCTAGTACTTTCACCATTTTTGATGGACCTCAAGGTGGACACCAAAATGATTTTGGCGGATGGTTTGCTGAAGGTTTAGTTTATGATAGAACTCTAACACAAGAAGAAAGAAATAAGGTAACGAAATATTTAATAAATAAATGGCACTTGTCTCATGCAACACCTAGTACCTCAGCTTATGAAAAATACGATGTTGTTAAAGTGCCTGGCGCACATAATAATGTTTTTGATAATTATTTTTATATGACTGATTATAGAGCTGGGTCAATAGATGTAAACGATGTACGAGGCTTACAAAGTTATACTGGAATAGGTGATCACGCAACAAGAACATTTTTCTTTGATCCCGATCAAGAAGTTGTTTTAAATCCAGGTGAGGGGATAGGTGATAGAATGCTCGCTTTTAAAAGATCCTTTAGCCAAATATTAAACATAGAAAGAAATCAAAACAGATTAAAAAATTTAAAATTAACGTTTACAAGCAGGACAGATAAGGAAGCATACGCGATATTACATTTCCTTGAAAGTCATTTGGGTTACAAAAAATTCGTGTACTATCTTAAAGATGAGCTAATAAACAAAAAGAAAGTATTTTATTGTGCAGATTGGCAACATACTTTTAATTATAAAAACTCAAATACAATCACAGCTAATTTTGTAGAAGTTGCAACACCAATAGTTCCATCATCATGAAAAGACCAACAATAGAATACAATAATATAGCATTGTTTAAAAGCTTGCAACCAGCTCACTCTGACGCGACTAATAGTGGAAGTGCCATAAACCATGTTAGGGGCGTGCAAGGAATCAGTTTTGATTTTAATGTTGATAGAACAAAAACAACTAGTTTGGGTACAAAAAATTTATTAACCAATCAAAATCATTTACAACCAGATGTTTCTTTGGCTATTAGGGGTTTAGAAACCTTAAAAAGTGGTTCAGCATTTACTGGTCTTTTTAAAGATGGTGTTTTAAATATAAAAGAAGCGCCATTGAACGAAGACTGTAATTTTTATGCTCTACTTTCTCAAGATAGAGGAGAAGATGCGCTTGACGTTCAAGGAATAGGTCAAAACAGTTCAAGGAATATTAGTGGAAGGGATGTTATTTCTTTTGGAAATGCTTTTCTTAGCAATGTTTCAATTTCTGTTGGTGTTGGCGGTTATCTAACTAGCGAATATCAATATCTTTGCAGTAATGTTGAGGCCGAAAGTGTTAAAATTACAGGTAGTGGAAATCATGATGATATGGAAACGGTGTATTTTAACGATTTTGAGAACATGGATGTAAATGATAGTAATGATGATGGTGTGACTTCTGTAATTGATGGATTTAGGCATACTTATAGTAGTAGTGCTGGAATAAAAGCTGGTAACCCATTATCTGTAGATGAGTATCCTGTGTACCCGCTAGGTTTTGCGGGAGGGTCAGCAACAATAGCTTCTTTAAGAAGTGGTGATACTCTTAGTAGTGGAATGGGATTAAGTGGAGCTGATGTAATAGGAGAAAAAGAACTTGTTTTACATGACTTCGGAAATAGTTTTGGTTTAGCATTTACTGGATTTCCTACAGATGGTATGTATTTAATATCGGGAACTTATGCAACAACTGGACAATATTATCTACATGATTACTTACAAGTAAGTGGTGGTGTAGGACAACCAGCTTTAAGAATTACCACGAGAGGAGGTAGTGATGAAAGCGTTAATTTTGATACAGGAACATTTACAGATGCAGACGCAGCTAAACTGGGAGTAACTATGACCGATCGTTTAAGAACAGGGCGAGCTCAATTTAGATATCCAATGATGAACGATACCTGGTTTACTGGGGCTTCTACTGGAGACGTGAATGGTAAGGGGGTTCCTTTTAGTGGTAGTGGTTTTATGTTTAATAAAGATGTTTTGTATGTTTTAAGAAACACAGTTCAAAGTCTTAGAGATCACGATAGGTTTAGTCCTATTTATGAAGCAGGTAATCAACCAACTCAACAAGGAAGTGGTTCTGTCATCTTTTCAGATATAACAATTAAAAAAATATTAGATCCAGTTATTAAAAACCCGTCAATAGATTTAGGGGGCACTAACCAGAAAAAAGATTTAATGACTTACTTTCACAATATGCCTATCCAACAAAATGGTATTGGAACAAGCAATTATACATATGAAGATGACGGTTATCAATATTTAGGAGAAAAATTTAAAGAAGAATTAATTTCAGCAAAAGATTGTACAGTAATCATATCTTCAAACAGCACTGGACAGAGTGGATACATATTCTCTACAAAACTTTAATTTAAATGTACCAATACCTAGAGATACAAACTATGGTTTAGGTCATAGATTCCCTAGAAATAGAAAGGTAAAATACCCACTAATTGGTTCAATTGATTTATCTTGTTTGCTATCTGAAATAGATGGTCACAGTCAATTTACTAGAGAAGTTTTTGTTTCTGATTTTTCTAAAAGTCATGATAATGTATTAGTGCCAAATACTTCAAATACTATAGACTTTACGTTTAGTGGTATAGATCCAACCGACAGGACGGATGTTCGATTAAATACTGGTATTAGTGGTGGATTTTTAAAAATAGAATTAGAAGAACAAAATGGTGCCGCAGTTAATCCCAACGCTGTTGCTAGACTAAGGTATGGTAGACAAGATGGTTTTCCATTTAATTCCTTTAAAGATAACACTTCTTATATAATAAGTGGAGAGGTGAGAGTTTCAGCTCATGGTACTTCTGGTCACGCAACAGCTTATGTTGATATTGCTGATACGGAAGCTAGTTTTCAAACAGATTCTGCATTTTTTACTTTTTTTAGATTAGATATACCTAATTTCCCGTCTAACCCATCTACAAACGCAAATAATCAGTTTATTGATATAGGAGTAAGAACACATAGTGGTGTTGGAGTAGATGGAAACCAAAAAGAAAACAACGGAACAGTTTCTGCGGAATTTAAAAGTTTAAGTATAGTTGAAATTGTAAAAACTAGTGGTTTAGCTGAAGTTTTGGATCAAGACGAAGACCTTACAGTTAATTTAAATTTTGCTAACTACACTGGAGGATCTAATCAATTTATAGTTTCGGGAGCTAAAATAGCTAGTCAAAGCGTTAATTCAAGTTTGGGTGATATAGCTACATTGGATTTAAGTATGGATTTCGATGCATCTAATTTTGAAACACCTGTAGCTAGTACTGAACCCAGTGGAGAATTTACCGTAATGTTTAGAGCTGATAATTCAAATACTGGTTTTATATGGGTGCAGCATGTAGATGATGGTGATATACCTATTAGTGGCGCAACAAGAAGCAGAGCGGTTACTGGACAAAATAGAGAAAACATGAATCACGTAATTCCTACACTTTTAGATACTGGTTATTTTACTAGTACTTTAAGAACTATAGCTGGTCAGTTAAGTGGACATGCTGTGCAAAATTATCCAAATGTTTTCATGAATACTGGTACACTTTTTGGTGATGCTTCTGTTTTTTACCCTAAAGCATCACAAGTTACTGGATACAAATTAATGCATGATGCTGATAATTTATCTAAAGTTAGCGTAACTCATCAAGTTCTTAGTTATCAAGGTATGGTTAATACGGGTCATCAATACATGTTTCATCCTAAAGAGGCATTTAAGATAATATACTATGGCGATGATGAACGACAAGGTAGCGACGGGTACACTCTCAGTGATGCTACCACTATAGTAGGAGATCCTTTAAATTTAAGTGGAGATTATAAACGATTAATATATGAAATCGATAGAGATGTTATACACCGAAAAGGTTATAAAACTGGTTTTATTACTCTTTCTAATTATAGGGGTACGGTAAATACAGACAATTTACCCTAAATATCTATATCGATTCCAGCTTTACTAGCTTTTTCTTTAACCTTGTTAAACTTTTCTTTTTTTTCTGACCAGTGTTCTTTGCCGTTTGTTTTTTTTCTATAATCTGCGTATAGTTTTTCTTTGACTGGGTCTTTGCCCATCTTTTGAGCTCTACGTTCAGAAGCTTCTGCAGATCTATCTTGAAGGTCTCCCCAAGTATCATTTTTGCCAACTGTAGAATTAACAAATGACTTTTGATCAAATGGATCTACAGCAGTGTCAAAAGATAGGTTAGGATTAACAAAAACACGCCTCCAAAGCCCTTTCTCGCGTCCATTGGTACCATGATACTCATGTACCTCAGCCATGCCTTGAAAGACTTCAACAACTTCTCCAGTTTTTTTATTCTCATATAAATATATTGGCATAATTTTAATAAATTTTTTAAAAAAAATCTCCCGTATGTTTTTTTACACACGAGAGATGAAATTTTACTTAATTTTAATTTCGACAGATTCAGAAACTTCGTTTTTAGGTAAAACAACTTCTAGAATACCGTCTTCTAATTTAGATGAGATTGATTTAATATCAACCAAACCACCCAAACTAATTTTCTTTAATAGTTTTTTGTCTTCTTTTTCTTTTAAGAAGATTTTTAAATAATCGCTAGTCGCAGAGATAGAAATTTGATCTTTCTTTACCCCTGGAACAACAACCGTAGCTTTATAAATATCACCAAACGATTTCACACTGTCAGATTTGAAAGCGCTACTATCATGTAGGTCGTTAAAAATAATATCGAATAATGAATTATGCATACTTTCTATTTTGCAATTAGCGTGCCAATTAAGTTAAAGAGCCTCTAGCTCAGTAAGTATGCGGCTTGCAGACTTTTTATAACAAAATTTGTCTTTTAGCTTCATTCCTTCTGTGTTATTTTGTCCCTTTTTTGAGACAGCTGTGTCCATTGCTTGAGACACTGTGTCACTATTCCAATTGAAGATATTTCCTTGATTATAAGGTTCGCCTTTCTTAAAAAATATTCCGTCTGTAGAGTCTTCTTTACCATCTGGTTCAACAATAATTGAATTATCTTTTGTTGCCCAGTCTTTGTGAGAGGTTGCGTTCAAAACGATACTCCATTTACCTAAGCAGGTTGCGTTAAAGGCTGGTAAATTCCAACCCTCTGCACCACTCAAGCCAGTTAAGTCTATGTCTATTGAATTAAGTAATTCGTTAACTTCTGAATTCTTTTTTAAGTAAGGTACAATATTAATGTTAGTATATCTTTTGCCTTCAAAACATCTATTTAATATAGCATTCATTTCTTCTGCCTTAATAAATGGATTAGTAACACATAATGTCAGAAGATACTTATTGTTATTTCCATATTTTTTTATCCAAAGTTTAATGATTTTTTCTGTATGTTTTCTTTTTTCAAACTTACCCATTAAACCAAAATGTATAATATTTTCATCATAATACTTTTTATTAGTGTTGAAAAAGTCTTCGTCAAAACCAAGCGGCACAACTTGACTTTCAACTCCGTGTTGGTTAAAAATGTTTTGAGCATACGAGTTAGAAAACATAACCTTATCTTGAAATTGTAAAAGGTTTACCTCTTGTGGTGTTGGTTGATCTAATTCGTAAAATGTATAAAGTAATTGTTTTGAACCGATTCTAGTTTGCGAACCGTTGATGTGCCAAAGTTTAAATGTCGGCATATCTTTTTTAGCTTTTTGATGAGCTTGGGCAGCAGATTCTTGTAGCCACCTTTGAAAATTAGGGTCAATCTTATCGAATGAACTGATATCTGGATTACCAATTGGAAACCAACAAACATCAATACTCCTCCGCCAAAATTGACGAAGGAGATTGTATGTAACATTCCCAAAGGAAACAGAATTGATAGGAGCTTCTACAATAACTTTCATTAGAAAGGAATCTCTTCGCTACCCCCTCCTGCTGAAGCTGTAGCAGCTTCTTTTTTACCACCTAAGAACTGAACGTTGTCAGCCTTGATGTATAATTTGGAATTTTTCTTCCCGTCTTTTTCCCAAATATCTTGGAATAAACGGCCTTCAACTAGAACTTGACGACCCTTAGCTAAATACTTAGCGCAGTTTTCTGCAGTCTTGTTCCACGTTTCTACATCAACGTAATGAGCTTTATCTTTCTTCACTACATCGTTAACGGCTACTACTAACCGTGTCACTTGGTTTTCACCAACTTTTTTATTTTCTGGATCTCTTGCGAGATTGCCCATGATTATTGATTTATTAAACATATTTTTTAATTTCCTCTAAATAGTTATTGTGTATATTTATACATCCTTGAATCGATAAGTCAAGCTTTTTTGCAATTTTTTTCCAAGGAGTTAGTTTTTTGCCGTCAGAATAGCGCATTTTAAATATCTTTTTTATTCTTGGATCTTTAGCTTTTTCTACGATTTTAAAAATATTTACCAAGTTTTCTGAATCTTCTATGTCTTTAATATCTGGTTCACAAGAAAAATTTTGCATCTTAGTATTTTCCAAAGACTGTTGTGGGAATTTTGTATGTTTATTATAAATATTCAAACATCTCCACTTTGCTAGATTACCCAGGTATGTGCTAAACTTAGTTTTTTTATTTGAGTCGTAATTTAAAACAGCATTGTAAATACAGTAATCTTTTTCTTCGATAATGTCGTCTTTGAGTATCCCATTAACTGAATTTGGTATATACTTATTGACCATATCAACATAGATTCCAGAATGTTT